GGCCACTATTGGCACCACCGGCGCTGCGGCAGAGGTACTCACTCAGCTGGCCAGCAGCGGCAAGGTAGCCTCTGCCAGCTTCGTCGAAATCACCGAGGCCGCTCTGGAGTGGCGCTCAGCGACCGGCAAAGCGGTCGAGGATACTGTCGCCGAGTTCGTGAAGATCGGCAAAGACCCGGTGGCCGCCGCCAAAGACCTCAACGAGCAGTACAACTTCCTGACGGCTTCGACCTATTCGCAGATCGTTGCGCTGAAGGAGCAGGGCGACACCATCGGGGCTGCCAAGCTGCTCACCGACACCTATGTCGATACCATCAAGAACCGTAGCAAGGAGGTCACCGAGAACCTGTCCATCTGGGAGCGCGGTTGGAAGGCATTGCGTGGCGAGGTTGCTGCAACCGTAGACTCGGTCAAGAATATTGGCCGTGACCAGGATATCGCTAGCCGTATCGTCGAAACGCAGCAGCGCGTGGCGGCTGCCCAGAGCGCGGTGAAAGGGGACCCGGACGATACCGCTGCGCAGAAGAAGCTGACCGACGCCAACCTGGAGCTCAAAGCTCTCATCCAGCAGCGGGACACGCAGCAAGCAATTGCGAAGGCCCAGGAGCTCGATGCCCAGCGGCAGCAGGCGGCCATAGTGGCGATCGGTAAGATCGACGCTCTGGAGAAGTCCGCCAGGACCAACGCTGAAAAGCGAGCTGATGCGCTGAAGGAGTACACCAAATCTCTCGAAGCGATCCGCAAGGTCAATCCGGATGATGAGCGGCTGAAACCCGAGAACATCGCCCGGGTGCAGGCCGATATCGCCAAGCAGTTCAAGGACACCGGCGGGCGTACCACGTCTGTCGACCTCTCCGGCTTCAACGACCAGAAGAACGCCCTGGCTGCCATCCTGGCCCAGTACAAAAACCACCAGAAGGAGCTGGACGCGGCGCAGAAGGCCGGACTGATCTCGCAGGAGTCGTATGCAGCACAGCGGGCCGCGATCATCGAGCAGCAGAAGGGCGAGGTCACAAGCGCATACGAAAAAGAGATCAAGGCACTGGAGGAAGCCAAGGGGCGCAGCAGTACCAGCGCCCAGCAGCGAATCCAGCTGGACCAGAAGATCGCCGACGCTCGGGCCGCCATGGTCAAGACGCAGAAGGAGGCTGACACGGAGCTTTCGGTGTTGGCGACCAATGAGCAAGGCCGACTAGCCAAGCAGGCGAGGGCTGTGCAGACCTACACCGACGCGTTTGGCCAGCAGGTCACGGCGCTCAGGTTGCAGGGACAGCGATCCGCTGACGGACTTGGGCTCGGAGATCGCCAGCGTGGGCTGCAGGATCAGCAGAACGGAATCACCGATCGGATGAACCAGCAGCGCCTCGACCTGGCCAACCAATATGGCGATGGCTCCCGCGGCATGAGCCTTGATGAGTACAACCAGAAGCTGGCCGCACTGAGCAAAACCGAGCGAGAGCTGCAGGAAACTACCATCGTCAACTACGACCAGATGACGGCCGCGCAGGGCGATTGGCGCAAGGGCGCGTCATCTGCCTTTCAGAACTACCTGGAGCAGGCTCGTGATGTTGCCGGGCAGACGAAAGCGCTGTTCACAAACGCGTTCAGCTCGATGGAGGATGCGATCGTCAACTTTGCCATGACCGGCAAGTTCTCATTCGCGGACTTCACCAAGTCGATCCTCGCTGACATGGTACGGATCGAGACCCAGCGTGCCGCGTCAGGGCTGCTAGGCGGATTGGTGAGCTGGGGGACCACTGCGGCCTCCGCCTACTTTGGCGGTGGCAGCGGCAATGGTATGCCGGCCGGGTCTGCAGGTGCTGTTTCCTCTAACCTCGGCGCATCGCAGGCAGGCTACGGTAGCGCCTACTTTCCCCAAGCGTTTGGCGGTGCTTGGTCGAACGGCGTCCAGTTGTTCGCCAATGGCGGCGCGTTCACCAACTCCATCGTGAGCACTCCCACGGCCTTTGGCATGGCCGGCGGCAGGATGGGGGTCATGGGCGAGGCTGGAGACGAGGCGGTGATGCCATTGACTCGAACAGCAGGCGGCCAGCTTGGCGTGAGGGCAGTGGGTGGAAACGGTGGAACCTCAATCAGCCTCTCGGCCCCAGTCAGCCTGGTTATGGAGGACAGGAGCAGCGAAGGCTTGCAGCTCGATCAGGCACTGCTGCAGCAGAACATGCAGAAACAGGTGCAAATGGCTGCCGAAAAGGCGGTCGCTGACTCTTGGCGCCCTGGCGGGATTAGCCATCGAAACACTCAAGGGAGGAGCTGATGGCGATCGAGAAGTTCGGCTGGCCGACGCAGCGCGGTGAAACGCCGGATATCAACTACCGGGTCCGTGAGTCCCGCTTCGGCGGAGGCTACCGGCAAACGGTGGGTGATGGCCCCAACAACAAGGAAGACAGCTACCCAATCACCGTGACGGGAACGAAGGCCCAGGTCCGCAAGGTAATGGAGTTCTTCGATCGGCACGGCGGCGCCAAGGCCTTTCTCTGGTCGACGCCGCTCGGGGATCTCGGGCTCTTCACTTGCACTGACCCCAAGCCCACGCCGGTCGGCGGTGGCCGATTCAAAGTTACCGCCACCTTCGAGCGGGCATTTCACCCGTAAGGATTCACCATGTCACTGATCAAGGACATCCAGAGCCTGGAGCCTGGTAGCGAGGTGCTGCTGTTTGAGCTGGATGGCTCAGACTTTGGTGCCGACACGCTGCGCTTTCACGGGCACGCGATACCGCACACATCAGAAGAACTTGCGGCAGCTGGTGCGAACGCCGACCAGCTCCGAGCCAAGTCGATCTGGTGGCAGGGCAACGAATACGGTGCCTGGCCGATGCAGATCGATGGCATTGCGGCGAACTCGGATGGTACCGCTGTGCGACCAGCCCTGACCGTAGGCAACGTTAACGGTAGGATCACTGCATTGTGCTTGGCCTTCGACAATCTGATCGAGTTCAAGCTGACGATGCGCCACACCATGGCGCGCTACTTGGACGCGGCAAACTTCCCCTCGGGCAACCCGGAGGCCGATCCAACAGAGGAAGCGATCGAGGTTTGGTACATCGACCAGAAGGTGTCCGAGAACGGCACCACGGTAGCTTGGGAACTGGCGAGTCCTGGTGATGTGGGGGGCGAGACAATCGGCCGGCAGATGACCCAGCTCTGTCACTGGGCTATGACTGGCGGTTACCGCGGCCCGAACTGCGGCTACACCGGTTCCTATTTCGACCTGGACGGCAACCCTACTGACGATCCTGCCAAGGACCAATGCAATGGCTGCCTCGATACCGGGTGCACAGTCCGTCACGGCCAAGGCAACCAACTGCCCTTCGGCGGCTTCCCGGCCGTTTCCCTGATCGCACGGAGTTGACCATGCGCAAATACATCTTGGCCGCCGTGCAAGCGCACGCCGCGGCTGAATACCCACGTGAGTGCTGCGGGCTGATCGTCGCAGTGGGCCGCTCCCAGCGGTACATCCGCTGCGACAACACCGCAACCGATCCGGCCGAGGAGTTCCGCATCTCACCGGAGCAGTATGCGGCAGCCGAGGACCAGGGCGAGGTGATCGGCATCGTGCACTCGCATCCTGATGCCACCAGCAGGCCGTCGCCGCGCGATCTAGCCATGTGCGAAGCCACGGGCTTGCCCTGGTACATTCTGTCGTGGCCGGAAGGTGACCTTCGCACCGTCACGCCGACTGGCCACACGCCGCTACTAGGCCGTCCGTTTGTGCATGGCGCCTGGGACTGTTGGCAGGTGTGCGCTGACTGGTACAAGCGGGTGTGGGGGCTCGAGTTCCCGGCCTATCCGCGGGAGGAGGGGTGGTGGGAGAAACTGGACGGCCCGAGCCTGTATGAGCAGGCCTATGAGGCCGCGGGCTTTTACCAGGTCAACCAGCCGCAGCGCGGCGACATGATCGTCATGGCTGTCGGGCGTACCGCGCATCCTAATCACGCGGGTATCTACCTGGGCGCCGAAGCGCAACTGCCTGAAGAGCATGCCGAGATATTCGGCCCTGGCCCCTTCATGCTGCACCACCTGCTCGGCAGGCCATCAGAAATCATCGTGTTTGGTGGGCCTTGGCTCGACCGGACCCGTCTTGTGTTGCGTCATCGGGACGCGAAGTAAAGCGGCAAGGCCGCGGGAGAGTGCGTAATGAGTGAAGCAAAACGAATTGACGAGCTGGAAAAAGGCCTGGACCAGGCGCTCACCATATTG